TTTGCATTTATCGAGCTAGGCTCGCAAACTAAACATTACGACTGATTCTGGAGGTAAAACTCTGCGGCCCGAAAGCCACTTGAAAACCCTCTAGAGGTCGTTGATGTAGCTTACGTGCTTGGAGTCCGAGGACCAACGCGGCCGTATCGCGTCTCAGTGCAACTCGTACACTGGCTTCATTGAAGACTTTTGGTTACTGTCCAGCTCGGTCCTTGTAGAACACAGCCGGGCAGCTGAGGTTGAACACCACATCAAAGTCAGGTCCACTTGCGTAGAAGACTTGATAATAGAGTCCTTTGGCGAAGAGATCAGCAGTGTTTTTGTACGTGCTGATTTGCAGGTCAAACCAATCATCATTTGATCCCGTGATCACGTCCTGGTTGGAGTACTGGACGTAGGGATCCGTGGTGAGGAATTTGCTGATTGTGTAGTATGGTAGATTTGCCACCATGCCTGCATTCGTCTTCTGGTTGGTGAGAGCACTCCCCGAAAGGCCATCGTGGCCCCACTTCGTTTGAGTGTTCATCTGTTTCGCTCGCTTTGAGTAGGAGATAGTATCCGCCAATGTGAAGTAGTCGGGGCGACGAGTCGTGTCCACAGACGACTGGCCGGGGTTTCTCCTGCTAATTTCAATTCGATCGAGCGAGTTTGCGTTGAAATTGTTCACAACGTTGACAGTGACATTCACAGACCCTTTGTACCCAATGAACACTGGCAAAGTCCAGTTCAAGTGGGTCATTCGTGAGAAGTTGTAGGGTTTGTACGTTCCTGCTGTGGCGGTTTCTCCACTGTCCCAACCATTGTTGAAAAAGCCTGGTGGTCGTGGATAACGCTTGATTGGAATGATCGAATTGAACGATCCAGCCGTTGCTGCAAGTGGAGGACTGATGTTGTAACTCAGAGAAGATCGGTGGAGCAGTTCCCGTAATGAGGAGATCTGTTCACCAAACACTTCCTTGTACACATTCGTGTCATCACCACTGTTGCCAAGGGTGTAGATCTTTTCAGACTGCAACACTGTTGATTCAATGGCTGAGTGCGTCCAGTTTGGGTCGATTTCACAAGGTGCAGCAAATTGGAAGTCTTTACCAGCTCGCACGAACACAAGAAGATCCACGTCAGACGTAGCTTCAGGTGCTGTGAGTCGATTCATGACTTTCACTGAAATCATTCCGTTGAATTCACCACTCTTCAAAATGACTACACTGTTGCTGTTTTCCCACGTTCGAGCGTTTGGGTAAGTCCATCCTCCTGTCACGCACTTGAGGAAGTTCTTCGCTTGAACATATGGTACTTCAACTTCAACTTCGTCGCACTCGTCAAGATCGAGCACAACGTTCATCGTGTTGGCATTTCCAATACTTGGGATTGTGTTCACTGTCTTACACGCCTGATCCCAGTTGATATTCAGACGTCCTCGGTGATACGCTGATCGCACGACCTTGAAACGGAAGATGATTGGACCACGCCAGTACTCGAAAAGACAAGACCAATACGAGATAGGCGTGTGCATGACAGACGAAGTTGCTGCATCGAGTTCATACAGAGCAGGCGTGACTTGGGAGACAAAAAGTGTGTCACCAGTGCTTGCTGTTGTTGTCCAAAGAGCTCCACAAAGGAAGCTTTCTCTCTCAACAAGCTTCTGAATGAGGAGCTCATCTTCGTTTGATCCACCACAATGTTCCGAGCCAACTGCAATTTCTTGCTTCGGTTGTAGACCCAGCTTCATTACTGGTTCTCCGATTGTGGAGCTGGCAAGTTGGAATGGGATTGGCTTCAAGGGTTTCACATCCTCAATCACGGGGACATTAGTGAACCCAAAGAAGTTGGCAACTGAGCCGACCATGTTTGCTGCTGTTTCAGTGGCTGTGGCATACGCTCCAATGATAGGAACATTCTTCAGTTGGGAAGCCACACTTGCTACAGTGCTGGCTGGTCCACTGATCTGGCCATTGCTCTTGTACTCTTTGCTAGACTGCAAGACTGTGATGTTGGTTGGACCAGCAAGCTCGAAGTCGTCACAATAAGCATACACCGAAACGTCAATACCAGAAGTAGTCACACCGTTGGCGGAGCGCAAGGTTGCATACTGCCACAGTTCAACACTTCCGAGATTGCTCAGCTCTGCAAGCGTCATTGTGGATACGTATGGATTTGGATTCAAGAAAGGCAAAGCCAATTCTTCAGTCGAAGTCGACTGGTTGTCCAACCAAACGTGTGGTCGTTGTGAGATCCCAATCTGTTGCAGGTTGATAGGGATCGAAGTTGGAACCATCTCAGTTGCTGACGTCGCGAAGGGTCGATAAAAGGCACCCAATTTTCCGTAGTAGAAAGGGCTACCATTGATCAAAAACTTCAATCGCAAATTTGGACGCAGCAAACCAAACCCAGCAAGCTTGTTCTTGATGGCTGTGGTACTGAAGTACATCATGTATGGATCAAACGCAAATTTGAACCCAGCAGCACCATTTTCCGTCCATCTGTACTGTGTGAGCAGAACAGGACGCTTCAAGAAGTCACCAAGGTGGGCGATGGCTCTCTGTTTCATCCCGACTTCGTCAAATTTTGTGGACAAGTCGAGGATGTTTGGAGACGGTTCGTTGACGAACATCGTTGTCTCCTGCACGGTGTCAGTTGACTGTGCTGCCGTCTCTGGGACGGCTTGGTCGGCATAACTGCCGGTGAGGGATTGATGGGTAGCAAGTTGTTTTTTTGTCGGGAAGCACAGTTAACTCAGACTGCACGACCGTACCACCGTCTTTTGGCTCCAGCTCCAGCCTTCCATAAACATGGATTTCGAGGATCGCTCTAGCAGGATTTGTCACTTGTGGGCCCATTCTCTTCAACGATTGCAGGGTGGGAGGTTCGTCAAAGCAGTCACTGCTCACAAGTGCGGACTTTTGGTTTGGCTCATCGCCTTGACCAGCCCGAATGGCCAATTTGCTGTTTGAGGCTTCATGGAAGCGAGAGACGTACTGTTCCCACGTGAGAGCGGGGTACTTCTTCATTTGCGCTTCCAAACGAGGACTCTTTTTGAGACTGTCGACAAAGCTGGTGAACTCGTCAAAGAACTCTTTTCCATGGAAGAATGATTCAGCAATTGCGGCACAGATTGACTGCGCTAGCTGTTCTTCCTTTGTGGCTGATTTTGAAATGACGTTGATTGTCAGCATCTTGAAGATTGTGTTGCGCTCGATTGGTCCCACTACACATCCGAGTTCAGAAGAGTAAACGAATTTGCGTTTGAGGAACGGCGCATCCTTCAGCTCGATGAACGGAACAGAGTCCGCATCTTTTTCAGCCATTGTGTAGTCTAGACCCAGATCCTTGAGAATGGACTGCACCGCGGTGTGTGACAAAGCTGTGCGTTGTTCGGACACGGTGAAAACATGATCATCGCCAAGCGTGACGATTCGAACGTGCTCGAAGAAATCGTGGATGAATTTGAATGTTACCATGTACGCATACATGATGTATCCTTTATCCAACAAACAGTTGAGAATTGTGGTCATCTGGTGACCCGAGACTTCACCTCCCATGAACGTCACAAGCATACCAAAGTAATCAACTGTTGGATTCACCATGTCGTCAACAATTGTGTAGTAGACGACGAGTTCTTCTTTTGTCACTTGTCCTGCTTCCTCATACAACTTGATCACGAACAACATTGCGTACCGAAGGAAGAGGAGTTGCATCTTCTTGTCATAAAACACGTGGTCGCCTGCCACTGTGTTCTTGACTGGGTTCTTGGACAGATGTCGGTAAATCTTATCCCAATCGACTGAATGTGGGTTCATGCCAATTGCGACTCCGAAGACGAAAGGATTGCGTTGTGCCACACGACAAAATGACATAAAGCACATGCGCACGACAATGAGAAAATCTGCTGGACAACAGAAAAACACTCGTGTCTTGCACAAACGAACCTTTTTGTACGAAACTGGTTCGTCTTTGAGCGAGGCACTGAACACTGGATGCATTCGAATGCCTTGCTTGAGTCTCTCAAGACGGTCTTGAATTCTGGCGTCAATTTCCGGAGTGAATGTAACGCCATCTTGAAACCGATCATCTTCGAGAGGAATGACAAAGTTTCGCTTTGGTTTGCGCCATGGATAACCCATACTTGTCGACTTTTTGATCCCATCAACAAAGGTGATTCCCGGCGCTCCATTGATTGCCACTTCAATGGGGTATGGGTGAAGCAATTCAAGTTCTGAACGCGGCAGCTCCTTCAAAACGTGCTCAAAGAAAGCAGTGAAACACGCTTCAACAATTGGTTCACTCATGTTGCACACAGGTATGACAAACTCTGACAGAGAGACTTGCTGTGGGCGCCAGTTGTCCATTACTGGGCCAGTCAGTCTGCGTTCGATCACACTTCCACCAACCGTTTTTCCATACACTTGTTCAGCGAGTTCTGTGTCATAAACGTGGTGTTTGGGGCGTGCTCTGAACCCCTCAAGTTCACCATGGTAAGTCATGTACTTTTCCTTGTGATAGTCGATGTAAGACTTGCCATTCTGAACAATGGGGGTTGTGACTTCAATCGTGCCGACAGTAGCAACCATCGGTTGGCACCACTCATGAATGTCCTCCAAGTGCACAAGAGTACAGCCAGCAATCTGGTTGGCATGAAGAATGGCATGGATGCCAACAATCATGTCACCGTATGCTGTTTCAGCCACCCATGGCGATCCTGAATCACCATTTTGTGTGGGTTGCAGAGGACGACCAACATAACACTGATAGTTGTACTCGTATCCTCGGATACTTTTGCTCACAAAGGAACGATCCATCGAAATCAGATCCAATCTTGTCGCGTCTCCATTCTCTGTCTTTTGAAAGATGTACCCATTGCAAGGGTTGTTGAATGACCGACGAGGGAAGTTGTTCTGAATCTTCTTGAACCGATTTGGGATAGCTTTGGTGTGAATGATGGCAATATCACGCGTTGGGAACCGTTTGATTTGGCTTTCTTCAATGCGGATGCGCACTTCATCACCACCGCCAACTACGCCGAAATGAACGACGAGTCGATAGCTGTCCTGTGGGTCAAGAGAGTGATTGTTGATCAAAAACGTGTACTCGTTGAGAGCAAGCATACGGAACTTTGTTACAAAATCACCAATGTCTCTTCCATGGTGAGAAACAACGAGAGTATTGAACGCGAGATTTCTTCTGAGAGCTTTCTGCTCTGTGATGCGTTTTGTTGAAAAATCGAGTTCAGTTAGTGTACGCTCAGGAACAACCCAAGGGTTCACCTTCATCTTCTCATTGAGTGGACGCGGGAATGTGCCCATTTGAACTTCAGTGGGCTCACCTTTTGTGAGGGCAAGATCATATTCCATTGATGCAATCATACCTGCTTTGTTCCTCTCATCGAGTTTCTTTTGTTGCTCCTCATTGAGTGGCAAAATTCCAGTGCCATCTCCTGTTCGCAAGTCAAGAAGATCCTGTTTACTTGGACCAATTCGGAACCACGAGTCAGTGCTGTCTTCAGCCATCTTTTCGTAATCACGATCATTGTAACCAACATTGGTTTGACGTTCAAGGTCTTCCCGAGTAAACAAGATATCCTCCTCTTTCGTGGCTCCGGTAATAGCCATAACACCACGGCCAAGAGCATAGAACGTGGCAAGAGCACTGGCTGCGCCTAGTGCCAACACCAAGGTTTTGCCCCAGTTAGGGAGAGTACCGATCTTGTCGTCCAAAAAACCTCCAAGCTCACGCATGAAATACTTCTGGTTGTGCGAACGAACCAACATTGGACGGAGAAGTGGCATAATCCGGCGTCGAATGAAAGCATAACCACCAATCGTGTTGAATGTCCAACGAACAACAGAATAGTGGAAATATGCATAGATTGCGCACTGAATGAGGTAATCTGCCCAAGTGGACTTGATGACCACTCCAGGGGCAGTCTTTGTCATGAGAACATCAACCATCCCATCGAGTTCTTCAAGTGCTTTTCGCTCCTCGTCATTTTTGCACCAACGAATGAAATCAAGGGCAATCTCTCCGTCATCATAACCGAGCTCGAGAGAGTCGTTGATGTGCATGTTGACATACCGGATGGCTTGGGACTTGCGCTTCTCAAATCGCTTGAGGAACTTCTTGAACAAGATGTTGTTTCCAATTCTCGGTTTCTTCTGCGCAATATCTCTATCACGCCAAGCACCGAGCTCTGCATCTGGGAACACAATCTGCCCAAATTTGTACGAAGGACAGAAGAAGTCCTTTGCTTCAGCGAAGAACTCGTCACCGTAATGATCTTCAAAAATCTTCTTCTTTGCACATTCGGTGGTGCATGCAACCGTTTCATCATGGTACTTGCACTTAGGAATCTCTTCCGCAGAACTTTTGAACATCTTCGAAACGAATGCTGGCACAGTCCCCGCAAGACTCACATTCGTTTTCACGAGAGTCTTTGGTTCAGAGATCTGTGATCCAATGCAGTCCATGTCAGGGCTGAGTGAATTCTGACTTGAACTGTTCGAGTCTTCAGAAATTTCCGACAACAAAAATTCGTTATCTGGGGACATCGAGACAGCTGATGAACTGTACGAGGCGTCACTCTTGTCTTCAGAATCTGAATTCATAACCGCAGGTGCAGCTGAGTTGAACCCATCATCATATTCGACTTTGGCTTGTGGTTCGCTGTCTTCACATTGACAGTAAACCTTTGGGTCGGCACACTTGGAACAGATTTGTACTGAAGCAGCATCAGCATACTTCTGCAACATACCTTCTTCTTTGGCGTGGTGGGCGAGACACATCTTCTTGTACAAGGCCAAGAGCTCTTTCATGCCATCACAATAGAGTTCTGTTCTTTCCTCAAAGACACCACAGTATCCAGGATTGGTGCCCATCTCTTTAGGCGCACGTATCTTGAAATGCCAAAAATCATCAAACTGTCCTGGAATCGACTTGGCTTTATTGTAGTCGATGCTGGTTCCACCTGTTGTGCGGTAGATCTCCTTGACAATTGGTTCGATGTGGAGTGGGAAACGACGCATTGGTGCATACGTGTGTTGATAGTACGCTGGAATGTTGAGGTCAAGTGTGTTAGATGTCACAAACACTGTGTCCACCATCACTGGTGTTTTCCCTTTGTCTTCAAGTGCCGCTTGTGGAGGACACCAAGGTTGATTGTTGATGGCTTTCATGAAAAATTGCACAGAGGGATCAACTCCATTGAGCTTCGAAGGATTCAATTGTGCTGCGTCTTCAAAAACCATCGTGTGCATCCACGTTCGAAACAAGTCAAAAAATTCACTGTCTGCTGGATGAAGATAGACAAAACTTTTGTCTTTGGACTTGTTACGCAACTCGCAATCATACGTAGAGAGGATGTCGAGAATTGAACCCTTACCAACACCAGGCGATCCAAAGATACAAATGGCAAAAGGGGTCCTTCGTGTAGCACATGCTGCACAGGCAACGATATAGGCGTTGTACGTTCTGTTGAGTTCAATCACTGTCCTTGAAATGTAGAAGTTGTTGGCTTTGTTCTGTGAGGTGAACTTAGCCAACGATTTTCCTTCTGACAAAACTTGATTGAGTTCTCCAAGAAGTTCGTGTACGCTGACACCGATGGCTTGTGGATTGCACACTGATTCAAACCGCATCAGTGCTGTTTTTGCTCTTTCGAACCAATCTCCTGTTGTTTCACTGGAGATATACATGGGCTCAAATGACTTGAGAATCATGCATTGTCTTCCTTGCTTGAGGAGGAAGGTGACGAGACCAACACTTGCGTCCAAAAAAGTGGCACATTGCATGAGGTTGATTCTGATCGTCTTGCGTTCGAATTCATCAAAGAGTTTTTGATCTACTTCGATGCCGAGCTTGTGGTAGACACTGTGAGCGATGATGTGGTTAAAGACTCTTTTGAGCCTCTCTCCGAGAATCGAGGTTTTTGCCCGATTGTAGTTCTCGTAGAGATCACTGAGAGTTTCGGTCCAGTGTCTGTCTGACTGAACAACTGAAGTTCCGACAATTCCGTTAAGGAGTTCTTCGACTACTTCTTTGATCATGTACGATGCGCTCCTGCCTGTGACGGATCGAACAAATGCCAGGGAAGCACACATCAAATCTTGAAAACCTGCACTCCTTCGGAAGGACCAATAGAGAGTGCAAATGTCTTCAGCCAGCTTAATGAAAGGTTCAAACTCCTTCTGATCTGTGAGCAGGTTGGTATAGACCTTTTCGGACTGGACTTGTGTGGTGTGGAACTCGAGGTTAGCATAGAGAAAATGTGTGGGCTCATAGCTTGCTCTGTTGAGTGTCCTGTTGTTGATGATTTGAGTGTGAGTTGAAGAATACAGCTGCCAAACTGCATCTTCGTTTTGAATGCTCACACAGTCACATTGCATTTGTGGGACTGCGCAAACTGGGCAAAATCCTTGAATGTATCTAAACAACTGTGCGTAATCGGATGTGAAAAAACGAATGACACGGTCATCTTCGAAAAGGATGTTCACCCATCGACCAGGGCCATCTCTTGTTGGCTTGAGGTCGACAATGTACCTTGGAAAGGCACGCATACTACGAGGCAACATTGGTAGTTGCAATTCGCAATCGCATGCCACACTCACTGTGACTGGGTAGCTCTCTGTGCGGTGATTGTGGTCAATGTCCGAACAGAGGACTTGCATGTGAATGCCCTCCATAAAATACAAAGGGCGGGTATCGCGTGGAACGCGATCTCGTTCGACGATCTTCATGATGATCATGCGAACTGGCAGGGGGGTGGAAGATTCGGGAGTCGATGGTAACAACAAACTAGTTGACTCCATTACGGGTAAAACCCAAAATACCGGTTAGTAATCGGTTACTTCACTTCTGTTCTTTCTTTTCTTTTCAATTTTTGTTTCTATCTCTACTGGCCCACATGGGTGGGTGTTGATTTGGGACGGGGGTGGTGCAAAAGAAGGTCTGTGTCTCCAGGGAGAACACAGCCAATTCAAAGTTTACACTTGCAATATCTTCCGGGAAAATGCGAGTGCTCACAGAGAATCTTCATCTCATATATTTCTTGGTTGGGGTGACTTTTTCGGTCGTGAGTTTTCTTCCTGCTCTGGCGTTTCTGACATGCTGCGCAAATACTCTTGATTCATCTTGGGGAGACTTCACATTGAGAACGCTGGATTACATATCAATTGACTGGCAGACTATACTCATCAAACTTACTGGAGTTCCAACTTTGGAACACATGGATTACAAATCTTCTACACAAATACATATATGATTCTTTTGAAAACGCATAGAATCTTTTTCTGATTTTGATTAGAAATAAGAGGATTGGGTGTGGTTGGTTGGGTTTTGGGTTTTTAGTCGAGTTGATTTGGTGGGGTGGGGGGAGTGTGCAAACTTGCACAAACCGTTGTGAAGTGGAATTTCGTACTGGTAAACCTAGGTTTCGTACTGACAAACTTCATATTCATAACGTAATTTTAGACAATTTCTTGTACTGACAATAGCAAACTATTCGTACTAACAGATTTTGTGGTCAAATTTAAATTGTGGTAATTTGCTTTTCGTGCTTTCGCGACTGGTATTTAAACCATATCCATAACAGGGGTGAC